CAGACTATTTTGCTGGCAGTTACAGTGTGGAGCACATTGAAGAAAGCATTGATGTCATCACAGGCACCAAAGACATGCCCACCACCATCATGTTGGATGCGCAGATCTTTTCATGGTTTCAGACCACTTTTCATATCAATGGCTTTGCTACCATTGCGGCTAGATTCATCAACAAGTACCTGGGTATCAGTTACAATGATTATTATGAAGAATTGTTTGCTTATGCCATGACCAACGATTGGCTGAAGAAAGAAGAAGCCGAAACACGCCAGTATTTTTCTAACTGGATGATGACTGGCCGGATCAATCATCCCAAGATTGGTGTAGAAATACATGGCTGGAACATCATTCACAGAACGTCAATGAACATGCATCAGGAAGACCGTGTGGATGAACTATATGATGTGTTGGAAAAGTTTTTGCAACGCTACGATTTGCCCAAAGACTTGTTGGCCAGTTTGATGAAATTGCAAAGAAACTACTATATCAAGTACAATGATAGGAATCAATATCCCATGAATCTTGAAGTGGATTACAACATTTGGGATTATCTCAGTTTCAATCAGCCCCTACAGCAACAAAAAACAACATATCGTCTGGACTTTCCTGAAGACAAGACCATGAGTTTGAATCGATTCCTTGAACTTTTTTACTTTGCACGCCGTAGAAACTTTGGCAAGGCCACTGTGGATCGCATTGGTCAAGAAGATGCAAAAACAGCACGCCGAGGTGCAGGTGCTGCCAAAGCACAAGGCAGTTTCTCAGTGAAGAAAAAACAACTAGTGGCGTGATGTCAAGGCTGTTTACATTTGGGTGCAGTTTTACCAACTATCGCTGGAGTACCTGGGCCGACTGTTTGGCACCAGAGTTTGATTATTTTGAAAATTGGGGACAAGCCGGCGGCGGCAATCACTACATTTTAAATTCAGTAATGGAAGCAGACCAACGACAGCGGTTTGGTGCAGGAGACACTGTAATTGTTTGTTGGACTAGTTTCACTAGAGACGATCTTTATGTAAACTATCGTTGGCAAACACCAGGCAATATTTTTACAACTCCGATATACAATCCTGAGTACCTCAAACAACATTTTGACGAGCGTGGCTATTTGATAAGAGATCTGGCATACATTAAAGCAGTAAAAACATTGTTAGAATCAAGGCCGGGCGTTACGTGGCGTTTTCTCAGCATGGTAGAACTTATGGCACGACCTGCACCTGATGATGATACAAGTTTGCACAGAGACGTCATGCGATTGTACAGTGATGTATTAGACACCATATTGCCAGGCTATGATAAAACAGTATTTTTGAACAATTGGCCCAAGCCCGGAGCAGATCCGCATCCCAGTCCAGAAGAGCATTTGGCCTATTTGGATGCAGTATTACCAGGCTGGGTGACAAAACAAGAAACTCGTGTTAAAATGCATGATGAAAGCGTCAATCTAAATAAAGATCCAAGACGCTCGGGTATGACTCGAATCAAAAGACTATAGGAACTACATGAAACTCAAAGTATCAGAATTATTTTATTCAGCACAAGGCGAAGGACGCTATGTAGGTGTGCCCTCGGTGTTCTTGCGCATGTTTGGGTGTAATTTTAAATGTAGTTCATTTGGTATGCCCCCTGGCGAAAAAAGCACAGAAGCAGACGAAGTAGCCAAGACTGTGGAGTTGTACAAAACATTTGAAGAACTGCCATTGGTGAACACAGGTTGTGACAGTTATGCATCATGGCATCCAGACTTCAAACACTTGAGTCCCACATACACTGTGGAAGAACTGGTGGACCGGATGACAGCATTGTTGCCCAATGGCACATGGCTTCAACCCAATGGTAATATTGTGCATCTTGTGATCACCGGAGGCGAACCCTTGTTGGGTTGGCAACGTGCCTATCCTGAACTGTTGGATGTGCTACACGAACGTGGCCTGCGACACATTACATTTGAAACCAATGGTACTCAAGATTTGACCAGAGAGTTCCGGAACTACTTGCGCAACTGGTTTGGTGAGATCACATTCTCAGTGAGTCCTAAACTGAGTGTATCGGGCGAGTCATGGCAGGATGCCATTAAACCCGACGTGGTATGGGATTATGAAACACATGGTGTGACCTATCTCAAGTTTGTGGTAGAAAAACAGTCAGACTTTGATGAATTGGATCGTGCAGTGGCCGAATACAGAACACGTGAGTTTGCTGGGCCTGTGTTTGTGATGCCTGTGGGCGGTGTGGTATCGGTGTATGATGGCAACAGAATCAACGTGGCAGACGAAGCACTGCGACGCGGTTACTGGTACAGTCCACGACTACATGTTGACCTTTGGGGCAATGGATGGGGTAAATGATACTGGATGGAGTATTCGAAATGTTTGATTGGTTAAAGAAAAAAGTTGCACCACCACCGGTGCGTACAGAAAAAACACCACGAGTGGTCAAGACCACAGAAAAAACCGCCAAAGAACTGGCCACAGAAAAAGGTGAACCTTATGTGGCCATTACCAGCATGGACATTGATCCCAACAACTTGCATCAAGGTGCATTTGAATTGGACTGGAATGAAATATTCATTGCACGCCTGGTCAAGGCTGGTTACATGATGAAGCCCACAGACGCAGACTCAGACATAGTGGACCGTTGGTTTCAAAATGTGTGCCGGCATGTGGTGATGGAAACATGGGAACAAGATCAAGCCATGCGTAACTCAGTGAGTGGTTATGTTCACACTCGAGACATTGGCGATGGACGCAGTGAGATCAGTTGATGGAACCCATAGCACCACCTCGAACAGTCAAAGTATACCAACTGCTGAAACAAAATGGTACCTATTTGATGAATGTTGGAGTCTCTGGGCCAATAACTTGGGGACTGGGATTCTACAACACATTACAAGAAGCCGAACACAATCGTACCATAGAACTGTTGAAGAACACTGATACTCCAAAACCACAGTATCACATATTTGAATTAGATATACCCAACCCTGCGTATAAAGAGCCTGTATGATATTCAATCACATCAAATGTTGAGAATGTAATAAATAAGTGCATGAGCATTATTTACAAAACTACCAATACTTACAATGGTAAAATTTACATAGGTAAAGATAAACACAACGATCCAACTTATTTTGGATCAGGAGTAATCCTGAATCAGGCTATAAAAAAGTATGGTAAGGAATATTTTCAAAAAGAAGTTCTTGAAGAATGTGATGATAGTATTGTTGATAGTCGAGAAATTTACTGGATCTGTTTGTTAAATTCATCTGATAAAAGAATTGGATATAATTTAACAAAAGGAGGTACAGGTGGTGACACAACCACCTGGCATCCTAATAAAGATGCAATTGTAAAGGACCGCGGAAATAAAATTAAAAAATGGCATCAGTCTCTAAATGATAATGAAAAGAAAGCCAGGGCTAAAAAGATTAGTGAGAGTAAAAAAGGAAAGTCCAATGGGCATGAGGGATTTACTCAAAGTGAAAAAACTAAACAATTAATAAAACAAAATCAACCTGAGAAGACCGATGAATGGAAAAAATCTCATGCTAATGCAATGGCCAAACGACGAGGCAAGACATTTGAACAAAAATATAAACCAGTTACAGTAAATGGTATTGACTATCCATCAGTAAAAAACGCAATGTTAGCATTACAAATAAAACATAGAGCGACATTTTATGATAGAGTAAAAAGAAAACTAATAAAAGTAGAATACAAATGAACATTTTTAATAACATTAAAGAACTTAAAGCCCAGGGTAAAAAAATAGGAATTGTTTTTTCGGCATTTGATATGTTTCATGCTGGGCACATCGCCATGCTGTCAGAAGCCAAAAATTACTGTGACTATTTGATTTGCGGATTGCAAACAGATCCCACAATTGACAGACCTGATACCAAGAACCGGCCTGTGCAAAGCATTGTAGAGCGACAGATACAGTTAGCAGCCTGTCGTTATGTTGACGAAGTTGTAGTTTATCAAACTGAACAAGACCTAGTAGACCTTTTGTTGATCCTGCCATTGGATGTGCGTATTCTTGGTGTAGAATACGAAAACAAAAAATTCTCCGGCGACGAAGCCTGTTATGATCGCGGCATTGCAATAGTGTTCAATGGCCGCGATCACTCGTTCTCAAGCAGCAGTCTCCGCAAGCGTGTGGTAGCAGCCGAAAGTCATAAAATACTGTCTACTCCATGATCCTATATGTTAATGGAGACAGTCATACTGCGGCTGCTGAAGCAGTAAATCCACATTGTTTTGCTGAAGATGATAGTAAATTATATTTGTTAGGGCGTCGTCCTCATCCAGCCAATTTGGCAGTGAGTTGGGGTCAACAACTGGCCAAATTAATCAATGCTGAATTTTATTGTGATGCTGAATCTGCTGCCAGCAATGCCAGAATCATCCGTGTCACACGTGACTGGATTCGAGCCAATCATCAACGACTGGACCGAACCTTGATGGTGATTCAATGGAGTACCTGGGAACGTGAAGAGTGGTTGCACGAAGGACAGTATTGGCAAGTCAATGCATCCGGTATAGATCATGTTCCGCAAGCATTGCACAATCGTTACAAGGACTTTGTAGCCAGCGTGAACTGGGCAAAATGCACAGAGTTTGCACATAGAGAAATTTGGCAATTTCATCAAGAACTCAAGAACAAGAATATCCGACATGTTTTCTTCAATGGCAACAGTGATTTTGAATCAATGCCCCATCATTTGAATTGGTCTGGCTGCTACATGAATCCCTACAATGCCAAAATGACCTATACTAATGTACTAAGAAACACTGGATTTTCAACAATAAACCCACAAAGTTGGCATTTTGGGCCCAGTGCCCATAGATATTGGGCCGAAGTTGTGTTACAATACATCAAACACAACAACTTGGTACCCACACATGCGCTATCTACTAATTGACACCAGCAACATGTTTTTCCGTGCGCGGCACCAAGCGCATCGTGCCGCAGACACATGGACCAAACTGGGCTTTGCCCTGCATCTCACATTGATGAGTGCAAACAAAGTGGCACGTGATTTGGGTGCCGATCATGTGGTATTCGCACTAGAGGGGCGCAGTTGGCGCAAAGATTACTACCGGCCCTACAAAGCCAATCGTGCAGTGGCACGTCAGGCCATGAGTGACTCAGAAGCAGAAGAGGACCGTCTGTTCTGGGAAACCTATGATGAGCTGACTAAATACTTGTCTACACGAACCAACTGTAGTGTTATCCGTT